TAAGTTTCCTGATACATTTGGATTTAAATTATATACCCCACTACCATTCCATTTTTTTAAATATTCGTTATAAATTATATAATTATTCGGATCCTTAATAATTCCATCGTGACCATCACTACTTACACTACCATTAAATGATGCTGAAAAATAGTCTCCTTCATCAGGTATATTTGATATACCATCTATTATTCCGTCAACACCACCAGCTAATGTTAGTGATTGAAATCTTGTCGCTGAATTATTAGTTTTTGAATAATTTGATATTCCAAATGAATTTAAATCATAATCTTTATGGTTATCATTCATACAAATGGCATTTAAAATAGAACATCTAGATCCATATTCATTTTTTTGAGTTAATTCAGCATAAGTTTCTAACCAATTATTTGTATGTTCATCTATAATTTGAGAACCTATTTGTATATTAACATTGTTTATTTGATCATAGCCTATATTTTTATTAGATAATAATGGTAATTTATTATCTTTATATATAATATCTTGAATATACATTTTAGATATTAAATCGCCTTTTCTACCTATAATACATCTAGTACTTAATTGATCACTTGATGGATTATTAGTCCACATTTGTAATATAGACTCTATTGAAAAATTAGTATGTCTTCGATAGACTATTTTAAAAAAAGTAATTTGTGGATTTCCCGTTAAATATATATCTTGTGCTCCTTTTTCTTTTAATTGTAATAATCCACCGACCATTTATATAATATATATAAAATATAAAATATCTTTACATATATATATGTTTTTAGTTTATTTATTAAAAAATAATAACAAATCATACATTGGTTATACTAATGATTTTTTTAAGAGATGGAAACAACATAATAGTATCTTATCAGGTGGTGCAAAATATACAAGTAATAATGCAGGTTATTGGGAACCAATATGTATAATAGATGGTTTTAAATGTAAAAAAGAAGCAATGAAATGTGAATGGAAATGGAAAAGAAAAAAGGGATATTTAAATAGAATAAAATATATTAATTATATTTTAAATAATAATAAAAAATTTACTAACAAAGGTTTAGATATTAATACTTTAAATTTAAAAATATATACATTAAAAACTTATTATAAATATTTTAATAATTTAAAATTAAGAGAATTATATTGGTTTAATTAGAATACGCCAAACCACCCATACCACTCATTATTCTTAATATATTATAATTAACAGCATATATTTCTAATTTCATTGGATCACCTGTAAAACTTAATTGTGCATTTTCTATCCTTGAAAAATTACAAGTTCCACTTGGTTGGTGTTCTTCTGGTTTAAGAGCAAATGAGTAAACGGCAATTGAATCATTAAAAAAATTACCCTGTGGTGAATAAGATGAATTTAAACCACCTGGACCTGTGTGATGTTGTAATATTTGATGTTTCGTAAAATATGTAGTGGGTCTTGTGCTTAATCTATCATGACCATTTATTTGTAGTAACCATTTATCATTATTTACAGAATCACTGGACAATAATGATTGGTTAAATCCATTTTTCCATTCACCTGTCCATATTAATTCTTTTACAGGATGATTAAAATTTAATTCAAAAATATTTGTTTTCGTTGTAAATGAAGTATGTTGTATTTGTTCTATTAAATATTCATGACTTACTTGTGCGAATCTTCTCCTTTCGTCTGTATCAAGGTATATATAATCAGCAAATAAAGTCATTTGAGCACTATTCCATATTTGTATCGGTTTTTCCATACTAAATTTAACTTCATGATATTGAAGAGCAATTAATGGTAATGCTAAACCAGGATTTCTACAAAACCAAAACTGTAATGGTACATAAAATACATGTTGTTTAGAAAATTTATCCATATTACTATTGATAGATACAAGTTTAGATACTCCACCCATACATGTTGTCCTTTGAAATAATGTATTACTTACACCAGAAGCATTTGATATAGCTATTTGACCAGTTGGATTATTATTAGTTAGTTCAGACCAAGTTTCTATCCATGATCCAGTTTGTCTATCAATAATTTGACCACCTAATTCAATTGTATGTTCTCCAATAAAGTTAGCTCCCGGATTACATCCAGTGAAATGGTCTTTACTGACATGTGATTTAGATGTTATTTGAATATGTAATCCATTTACTAAATCACCATTTCTATTAATATTTGCTCCACATTTGGTAGATTTTGCTAAACTAGGATCACCTGACCAAGTTTGTCCAATAGATTCCATAGAAAAATTTGTGTGTCTTCTATAAACTACTTTAAAAAAAGTAATTTGTGGATTACCTGTTAAATATATATCCTGTGCGCCGTAAGCTACGAGTTGCATTAATCCACCTCCCATTATTTATATATAATAGTATAGAAAAAAAATATTAAATATAAAACTTTAATAAACTACTTAATTAGAATAAGCTAAACCTCCCATACCACTCATAATACGAAGGACATTGTAATTAACAGCATATACTGTTCTTATAGCATTAGTCATACCACCTGGTGCATTTAATAGTAATTGTGAATTATCTATTCTTGAAAAGTTACATGTTCCAGATGGTTGATGTTCTTCTGGTTTAAGAGCAAATGAGTATACAGCTATGGAATCATTTGGTTTGGCGGTTTCGTCTGCGTCGGGTTCATCGGGTACCAGGCGGAAATTTACCCCACCTGGTCCACTGTGATATTGCCATACTTGCTGTCTTGTGAAATATTCTAATTCTCTTGCTGCAAATCTATCATGACCATTTAATTTTAATTGATAAGTACCAGAAGAAAGAGATGTAAATAATCCATTATAAGATTGATGTGTGTTGGGTCCAAATGTGCCAGTCCATACAAGTTCTTTAACTGGATGATTAAATGTTAGAGTACATGTTTGATTATTAGCGCTACCAGTAACACTAAAATCTTGATATTGAATTTGTGTAATTAAATATTCATGACTTACTTGAGCGAATCTACGTCTTTCATCAGTGTCAAGGTAAATGTAATCAGCCCATAATTGTGGATCACCGTTTGTTTTGGCGGCTTCTTGGGGGGAGAGGTTTAATGGATAAGGTTGCTGAGCATCTACAATAATTTTTACTTCATGATATTGAAGAGCAATTAATGGAAGTGCTAATCCCGGATTCTCACAAAACCAAAATCTAAGTGGTACATATATATTTCCTTTTTGATGTAGAAGTGTGTTTTTTATCCCACCCATAGCAGACATACGTTGAAATCTACTAGCGTCGTTAATGGATGCCATAACAGTATCCGGTTCAGTTAATTCAGCCCAAGCTTCCATCCAAGCCCCTGTCTGTCTATCAATAGTTTGGCCACCGATTTCACATTCAACTGTATTTATCCATTGAGCGGGGCCATTATTTAAATCGTCATTAGAAAATATACCACTCGCATTGGGATGTTTGTCGAATACTGTTTTTTCAAATTCTATATATAATCTATTAACTAAATCACCATTTCTGGCAATAGTGGCGGTACAACGACCAGCGCCAGTTGATTGTGAAAATGTACCTGCCCAAGTTTGTTGAATAGATTCCATAGAAAAGTTAGTGTGTCTGCGATAGACTACTTTAAAGAAAGTAATCTGTGGATTGCCTGTAAGATAGATGTCTTGTGCGCCATAAGCTACTAATTGCATTAATCCTCCTCCCATAGTTGTTTATACTATAGTATAGAAAAAAATTCATATAAAATAAAATAAAATAAAATAATAATTATTAAAGGACTTTAATAATCACTTAGTTAGAATAAGCTAAACCACCCATACCACTCATGATACGAAGGACATTGTAGTTAACAGCGTATACAGTTAATGCACTAGGTGAAGTACTTGAGGTAGTAATTTGTAATAGTTGTGCATTATCAATTCTAGAAAAGTTACAAGTCCCACTTGGTTGATGTTCTTCTGGTTTAAGAGCAAATGAGTACACGGCTATGGAATCTGATGGGGATGATTCTTCGGTTAATCCACCAGGTCCTGTATGATATTGCCATACTTGTTGTCTTGTAAAATAATTTCTACTTCTTTCAGCAAATCTATCATGACCATTTAATTTCAATTGATAAGAAATAGGAGGAAGCTCTGGGAAGGTGGCAGACGAGTTACCATTCTGAGCTGTATCCGTCCAGATAAGTTCTTTAACTGGATGATTAAAAGTTAAAGTAGCAGTTTTGGCGTTGGATTTTGCAAAATCTTGATATTGAATTTGTGTAATTAAATATTCATGACTTACCTGAGCGAATCTACGTCTTTCATCAGTGTCAAGGTAAATATAATCAGCCCACAATGTGTTGGTTGGAAAGCCGGATTTAGATGATGTAGTCATAATATTACAATCTAATACAATCTTTACTTCATGATATTGAAGTGCTATTAATGGAAGAGCTAAGCCGGGATTTTCACAAAACCAGAATCTAAGTGGGATAAATAGATTCGCGGGGCCCCCCCCCACCGCTCCACCCATAGCTGACATACGCTTAAATTTTCCATTGGTGATAGAACCATCCGGTTCAGTTAATTCAGCCCAGGCTTCCATCCAAGCACCACTTTGTCTATCAATAGTTTGACCACCGATTTCACATTCAACTGTGTTGATCCATTTTGAAGGGATATTACAATCAGTAACTGATAGACTTGAATTTAATACTTGAACATATAATCTGTTTACTAAATCACCATTTCTGGCAATAGTTGCTGTAACTCTTCCTTGTGCATTGGTTGCATTTAGGTTTCCTTGCCAGGTTTGTTCAATGGATTCCATAGAAAAGTTAGTGTGTCTGCGATAGACTACTTTAAAGAAAGTAATCTGTGGATTGCCAGTAAGATAGATGTCCTGTGCGCCATA